GACGCTGACGCCCCTGGGCGGGGTCACTCCCCACCCTTCGCATGTCATCCGTCAGTCAGTCACCATTGCCCATCAATTACAAAACCGCTTGTGATCAGCTTCGGCGTGTCTATCTGTAATTTATTGCTTTTCTTTGCGTTACAAATCCAATGCGCAGCTTGAGTGTTGCTCCAGTCTGCCGCCGCGGCCTCGGGGGATGGGTATCCAAATTCTCGCCACCTGCTGACGGGTCTGATCTCGTCTATCACAAAAGACAGCGGGTGCTGCGCGTCAGATGGTTCGTCGTAATGTATCTCTCCTAAACGTCCGCCGCATATCCCGCATGGTGCGTTCATCGCTTTGTAGCGGGCGCGGTGCTTGCGGCGGCGGTTACCGTTCGCATAGCGTGGGTTTGTTTTGTTTGTCGCTGTCATTTAATGCACCCCCTCGGTCAATTGAAAAAGCCGCCCGATGTGGACGGCCTTTCCGTTAGGAGGTTTGGTTTCTCATGAAAAGAAAAAGGAAACAATGATGAACACATGCCCCTGTCAACTGTTCTTGTTCAGATAACACAATAGCATATATGTTTGTCCGATTGTGTCCGCTCTTTTCATTTCATGATGGTTTCAAAAGCTTTGAGCGCCTGCCCGTACAGTTCAAACGTCCGGCTTCGCTCAAGATGCAGAAAGCTGAATATCTCCGTCCATGTCTCAAACAAGATGTGACGGTGATACAGGATTGTTCGAAACATCTGCGTCTCCCAATCATTCGCGCCCGTCACCTTTCCGATCTGCGCGCGGATGGTCTGCTTTGCGGTTTCAAGTCGCACCAATTCGTCGACAATCTCCCGTTCCCGCTCGTCAACCTTTGCAATCAGGCGCTCCAACTTGTCGCCCGTGATGGATGACTGCACGCGATCCGCGCTCATGTTGGACGGTGACCGCACCCCGTAGATGTCTGCCCTGATTTGCTGTCGTTCGCGTTCAAGCGTCAGGATGCGGCGGTGGATGAAGAAAGCCTGTTGCAAGTAGTCGCGTGCCGGATTATTCGTTTTCCCCATATATCACCGCCCAAATAATCAGCAATGTCACGCCAACCACCATTCCCGCAAAGAATGCTGCTAAGTATCCCATGATTAAATATCACCTTCTTTTCTGTGTATGCTTTTGTCGCTGTCAAATCCGTCAGGATATCGGGCTTTCAGTTTCTCGATGTTCAGCGTTGCGATCTCGTCAAGGTCGATACGGTTGACCGTGCACCACTCCGCAATCATCCATAAGCAATCACTCGCTTCTTTCTTTGCGTGTTCGATGTCGACCGGATGCCCCTGCAGTTCCTTTTGGTAGATGTCCAACAACTCGCCCGCTTCAGACGCAAGCCCAAACAAGGAATGATGTAAGGCGTCTTTCATGGTCAGATTCATGTTAATTGTTCGGGCGGCTAATAACTGATACTCGTTTAATGTCATGCAATTCCCCCTTTACGCTGTCTCCGTTAAAAAATCAAAGATGTTTGTCTGCCCTGGTATCTGCTTTTTGCCCATCATGTATGTGTCCGAAATCATCTCATCGCGTGCCCGTCTGTAAAACTCTTTGTTGATTTCAAACCCGTAAAAGTTCCGGCCTAACTCTTTACATGCCCGCGCCGTTGCACCGCTCCCGAAACATGGATCAATCACAACGTCCTCGGGGTCTGTACAGATTTCAATCAGGCGTTTTAAGACTTTCACCGGCTTTTGTGTCGGATGGATCTTCGGCACGTCCGGCCCGTCTGTTTCCCATCTGAACCAGTCAAGCACCATGCGCGGGTTGCCGTTGTCGTCCATGTTTCGGAACTTCGGCAAGTATGAGCGATAAAAGAGTAACGCCCGCTCGGTTGCGCCTACAATCCGCATGTTCGCCTTTAAGACTTGCGGACTGCTTTGCTTGATAAATGTCAACGGGATGTAATGCACAAATCCATGTTTGGCGGCGGCGTTGATCAGTGTTTGTTGTTGCTGAAAGCTACAGAAAACAATCATGCAAGGCGCGTCTGATGACTTGCCGCGTTCTCCGCCGTGCGCCGGTTCTTTTTTCATTAACTGACTGCAGAAATGAAAATACTCGTACAAGTTGAAATTGAAATCTGATGCAAAAGCCGCTTTTCCGGCTAACTTGCTTTCCCCGTTCTTGTTGTCGCCGCCGTTGTACCACACGGGATTGCTTCCGTAGAAATTCGTCCCGACATTATACGGAACATCCGCAATGATCAGCTGCGCCTTTTGTATCGGCTTGCTTTTCCAATTCTGCATTGAGTCGTTATACAGTTCACATTTGAGTTTCCTTTTCTTCTCCATCTCTTCACCTGTTAGCGTCCGTCATCTTCTGCGTCAATCTCAGCCTGCAGCGCCCGCTTGCCCTCTTCGATTGCGTCCAGCATTCCGTGCATAGACTCGTCAAATAAAGAGCGGACGGTCAGCATATCCTGCAGTTTTGTCAGCTTTTCAATTGCCTCTTCTCTGCTCATTCTTCCATCGCCTCCTTTTCCCACTGTTTTAATGTGTTCGTCAGAACGTCTACCGTTACTCTTAACGCTGTAATGTCACCAAAGTGCAATACTGCTTTTATCCAGTCAATATCCTTTAGGTCAAACTCTTGACCGCTCGGCGTCTCTCTTTTCAATCCGACAATCAGCGCATCACGCCCGCCCATCCTGCGATTCGGAAACACTACGATGCCCGTTCGCGTGTCGTGGCTCAGTATGATGGGCAAGGCTTTTTTTCGCCTGCTCATTCCGATCGCCTTTCTGTCGTTTCTTCGATCCGCATTGTGTACCAGTGTCCATTGAATTCAAACTTAAATTCTTTATCAGAAACCAATAAATATTGAGCGGCAGCACATAGCGCTTCACGGGTAACTTCCGTTTTGTTTCGCCAGATATCGCCTTTAGGGTTGAGCGTTCCCGCATAAATTCCAAAAAGCCCGCACCCAACATGATATTCAGCCATAATCCCGCCCCTCTCTCATATCCGCGCCACAGTTCGGGCAGAAATTATGGCTGGCTCCAAACTGTAATGGAAAAAACGTTTTACACTGATCGCATATAATCACAGGAAGTTGACCAAAGATACTATCATCAATCCACTTCCCCTTCTTCCGCTCTGGCTCTAAAGACATGAGTCTCGTTTCTGCATCGGCCTCAGTATGCCCATCCCAGTGTTTGGCTCTCGGAAGATCAATACAGTCAAACATATTCCAATATTTGTTTTCGTAATGGTATGTATAACTACCTTCTGGCGTATCAATTCCAACGATAAACCAACCGCCACCGAAACAATACTCTCCGTCTTCGTGTCTATATGACTTCCACGCCTTATCCTTATACGCTTTCACAAGGGCTGCAAACAGGATCATTCGCTGTTCATACAGACCGTTGAACGTGTGAAACCCATCAGACACCTCGCCTATTTCATTTACGTTTGCTACCTCGCAGATTGCCTTTTCATATGCTCTTCTTTCATCGGTCATCCTGTTCACCTCTCATATCTGCACCGCATCGCTCGCAAAAGTTCCTATTTTCAACCCAGTGCTCATAAGGCACATTAAATCCGACTATATGAGAAAAACCGCACTGATTACATTCAATCAATCTGCACTTGTCGCTGTTCTGAGGATTGCGCTCTAGCCACTTCCCCGTCTTCCGCTCAGGTTCTGCGGATGGCACTGCAATAATTATATCTATTGCCGCATTTACCCCACCAGACCACATATTTGATAACCCATGTTCTTGAACGTGTTCATATAATTCTCGTACGCTTGAATTTCCAGTCACAGCTAAGATTGCATCAATCGCTGCTTGTCTGCTGATCGTGTCATCGCTCTTGCTCATAATAATCTTTCTCCCTTCTGATGCACCCTGAGCACGGAAAATCAGTATCATATGTACCAACATGCCTGCATCCGTCACAAGTTAGTACCAGTGGCTGTGCGGATGGCAACTTTCTCAGGTCTTTTCTCAGCATTCTAAGTGCCGTCCTTATCGCCATATGGCATTCTGTGTCAGGGTCCTGGTCTATCGGTCTGTCACTGTGTGTATAACACAGGATATTATCCTCAATCGTTTGCTCCACATCCGCCCTGCTGATACAATCGCACGCGTGCGTTTCCGTGCGTTTTTCGTGCGTTTCCAGCGCCTTGTCAATCATGTCGCTCATTCTTCCTGATCCTCCGTCTCTTCCTCATCGCCAGCGTAACAAATCTGCGTACAAATTATTTTCAGTGCCTCGCAAAAACAATCAGAAAGCGTCTTGCTTTGCCGTAAATCTTCGGCTGTTGCTTCGATCTCAGTAATCGTTGTTTTGATCTTCATACCTAATCCTCCTCTGCTTCAATTACTGTCGGTGCGTTTTCAAACCCATTGATGCTTGTCCCTTTAAGTTCTGTCACAACCGAATTGAGAACGTCTGCCACCGTTAGTGTTTCGCCAATGCTAAGACTTTCATACTTCTGGCATTTAATTGCGTATCTGATAAGTTCTGCGAACCCATCCGCATCAATCAGCCGTCCGTGCGGCGTTGGTATCTCGACAAGCGGGCAAAACTCAGGCCGTACAAGCGTCGGTATATATTCGTTCGCCGCTTTGCAATATCGTGACTCATCATTCCCACATGGACAGTTCACGCAACTTGTCGGCATTCTCATGCCCTTAATCAGTATGCTCAAAATAATCACCCCCCAGCGTTGTATATATGATCGTGTACTCGTTAATCAGCTTGTGCATGTGGCTGTATGGTGTTTTTGCCCCTGTTTCCCCTTCGTGGTATGCCACAAATGCACCGCTGTCTGTAAGGCTCTTAATCCTGCCGATCTCGTACTTTTCGCCGTTCACGTAGATAATATATTCACCTTCACGAAAATCATTCCTGCCCATCCTTTTCACCGTCCTCTCTTTCTTTGTTCCCGACATTTATGTCGCTACCATACGCCGCCCGCCTGAAAGCTGCCTTTGCGGAGTCCGACACTTCCTTATCGTGGTAGACGCCGCGGTTGACACGTTTACGCCAGGCGCAGAGTTTTTTGATATCGTCTGTTGTTGGCTTCATTGTTCTACTCCATAAAGCTGATCATCGCTGTAAAAGTCGAATATCGTTGACTGCGTAACCGGCACATCTTCCCATTCAACGCCGATATAATCAAGCACTCGCCCCCAGCCGTATTTATTCCCATTCTCGTCAGTAACAAGGTCATACATGAGATAGTGCCATTCTTTCGGGTTTTCTTCTCGTTTCCGGTCAAAACGATGCGGCCTTTGCTCCATGTGGATTCCGAAGCCACACATTGAGCAGCCTGTCCTTTGCGCTTTGGTTGTGTATAAATCTCCATTTGGCTTGCGTCTGATCTCCCCGTATACTGACGGGATAATTGACTTGACGGGAATGTATTCGCGGAGGCTTCCATCTTTATGTCGCCCATAGGGTTGAGCGTGAAACTTCCGTTCAAACACGTCCAAGTGAGCATGATACCAATCATCCATATCAAGCGCCATCTGTAACACATCGTTGCGCATCCAACTACCAAACGGGCACGATCTCATTACTGTTTTGCCGTAATAATTACAACCGTGATCAACTATCCCCTCTTCACGCTGTCCACCCTCTGACGCCATCAGACCCAGGAATGCATGACTGTTATGTTCTTTCGCCCAATCATCAGCCGGTTTTTCTTTGAGGTAGTAGCAGCACCTGTTTGATACCTTGAACGGCGCAATCTGGTAATTAACCCCCTCGTTTTCATTCTCGTAGCCACCAAATAATTCAAGCCATTTCTGTGGCAGTTTCATGCGGCTGTTTTTTGCAAAATGGCCTTGCGCCCCACACTCCCCCGTTATGATTGCGTGTCTGACCGTTTTGTTATCCTCTGTCGGATTTTGCAAAAGGTCGATCTTCCCCGCTATCCGCTTGCTGATGACCGGAAAACCCAATTCGTTTATAACTCTCGCTTTGCTTTTGCAAGGCAATAGCCGCTCAACCCCCAGCGCCTTGTGTACTTCCTGATTGCTTTTATCTTCAAGCATTGATACACTGACGGCGGGCGCGTCAATTCCGATCGACTGTAAAAACACCGTAAGAACAATGCTGTCAAGGCCGCCAACGCTGACATGATAATTCAATCCACGGCTTTCCATTTCATCCGCAAATTCATGCGCAAGAAGCGTTGCGCGTTTCACCTTGCCGGGGTATGGCAAAGACTGTTTTTGTGCCATCTCTGCCTTTTTGCGGCGCTTCTCTGCCCGCCATTCTTCCGTGGTTAATTCATGGTTGCTCATTTCACCCACACTTTCCGCCACTTGCTCCCCCACTGCACGCATTCGTTATAATCGCCCAGATACAGGTCAATCCATGCATCACCCATACTGTCCGGCCCTCTGTCCGTCACCGTGCGAAATCCCACGCCGTCAATGTATACCTGCGATCCAAACGGCAGTGAATTACAAGCCACCGTTCGGCCTGTCTCGGGAAACTCCCCATTCGCACACGGGCTGCCGGTGTAGGCGTAAGCGGTTATATGCCATTCGCCCATATAATCCATGCTGTCGAACGGGTTTGTCTCTGAAATCCAGTCAACGCTGACAAAACCCCCGTCAACTTTTGCCCATTTCTTCCAGGTTCGCTGTATATTTACCTCAAACCCGAACGGCAGCACCTCGATGACCTCGCTGTCGGTCGATCGTTCCGCTCTGACGTTTAACCCTGACGGAGCTGTGACGTATTCCGCTGTGCAACTTACCGGCAACTTGACGCAACTTAAAAGCGTGATTGCAAGTATCAATGCTTTTTTCATCATTCCACCCCTTTGTTAATCGCTGATCGTAAAACTGATCCCCGTTGTATCCAGTAGCTCACGCTGTAGCTCCGGGAACGTCACCTCGTTCTCAATGATCCGCCTGACGTGTTCATTCCAGGCGGTGATAAAATCCGCGATCTTCTCATCACTCTCTGGATAAAGATCATGATGCGCAAGCGCTATACTGACGGCGAAAAAGTCAAGGCTTGCGTCCATCTTTTCTTTCTGCCGCTGTTCAAGGTATTGTAAATGCCTGCTTTCCGTCTCTTTCTGCCGCATCATCAGGCGGCGCTGCTGGCGGTTCATGGTTTAGCTCCTCTCATCAATGCATCCTCGTTATGTTTGATATAGGCAACGATCAAAGCTTTGCAAAGCGGATCTGAAAACCTATCCGCTAATACGTTGCCCTCTGTGATGAATTGCTCCCAATAATCATCATCGTCTTCCGGCTTATAATACCGCTTGATAAAGTTCCAAAAATGCGGCATGAAATCCGCGACAGTTGGAATGTCTTCTTTGTTCACCATTGCCACGTCCAGCGCCCCCTCCGTCAATCGAACGGTATTTCGTCTAAATCGTCCGTCACGCCGATCCAGTTATCAGCGTCATCGTTTTCCCATCCATACGACCAATCAAACGTCCGGCTTTCTGAAATGCGCTTAGATGATTGCTGAAAATACAGCTTTATGCCGTCCCGCTCAAGATTTCCGTTCAATCTGTTTTTCAGCAAGCGCAACAAGCGCATATCGTCATCAGGCGCGGCCTGTGTCATTTCATCCGTCTTTTTCGGGCGTTCATAACTCATGACCATGTCCGCAAGGTTTGTGATGTTGGCACTTCCGGCTATGTCGTCATTGTTAATGTCCTTTGTTGTGCCGCTTGCCTGTTTTCGCGGATGTGCGACCAGGATGACGAGAACGTTGTATTTTTTCGCAATCCGAACGATGTCTTTTGCAAATTGCGTCTGCTGTCTGTACTGATCCGACACCATATCATCAATCATTGCCGTCATCAGGTTATCAATCACGATAACCTTACAGTCATACTGTTTTATGCCGTCCTCGATTGTTTTGATAATGCTTTCATTGTTTTCGCTGTCCGCGTCATCCGCTTTGCCGACTTCGTTTGCATACAGAAACGCTTTGCCCGAATACCAGTTTTCGATACTGTCAAGCGCTGACGGCCTGACGGCGTAGCTGTAGTTCCCCCACCTTGTAGCGTCCGCCCTGATAAATCGGTCACCGGCGATATTCCGGTCAAACCAGTCCTTAAAAAACCAATCAAGCAGCTCGCCTGAATAAAACATGACATTGTATCCGGCTTTAAGCCCAAAAGCGCCAAACTGTGCCGCAAGTGTCGATTTGCCGTTGCCGCGTTCACCCGTCAGCACAACAAGCTGTCCCATGTAAAAACCGCCCGTCAATTTGTCAAGCTGTCCAATGCCGCTGTCAAATCGTTCAAGCTCGGCAAGGTTTTTTCGTTCAACGCTTTTCAGTTCAACGATCTTAGGATTAGCAACCATGACGGCATTTTCAACCGCATCAGCAACTGCCGCTTTTCCGTACTTTTGCAAAAGTTCATTAGCGTCTTTGCAATCCTTGTAATCTTCCGGCCTGACGTGTTTGACGTTTCCGTGAAACCGGCGCGCCATTTCTTCAAGCAGTGTGATTTTTCCGTGTTCATGATCCCCGAAAACAACAAGGGTTTTGAAACTGCTCAAAAAGTCCCAACAATACGGCACCCATGTAAAGCCCTTTGCGCCTGTCGGAACAGAAACGGCGTTCACTTCTCCGTCAAAAGCTTCGCACACACTCAGGCTGTCAATCTGTCCCTCCGTCATAATCAGGGTGTCGGACTCGTCAGCGTTGCAATGATCCATTCCGAACAGTATCGGCTTTGTTCCGGCTTCACACCATTCTTTGCTTTGTCCGTCTTTTGGCGCTGTGTTTCGATACTTGATAAACTGCAACGCGCCCTTTTCGTCGTAGAACGGAAAGACAAGCACCTTGCTGTCATCCTTGCGCACGGTTATCTTGTAGCTTTCCGTAATCGTCGCGCTGATCCCGCGCCCCTCAAGGTAAGCGACCGCTTCCGGCTTTGACTGTGGCACTGGATAGTGTCTGATACTTTTAAACTTGCGCCGCTGGTTGTAATACTCGTCAGCTTCCGACCCTAACGAAAAATCAAAGTCACGGGCAAGCGTTAGCATGTTGCCTTTTGCACCGCATGACGCCCTCAAACAGTTGAACGCGCCGGTTTTCAAGTTAATCGCGAATTTATATTTCTTCGTTGTTCCTCTGCCGCAATACGGACACTTTGCAAAAATCAGTTCATCACCGCGTTCTTTAACTTGAATTCCCTGATCACGTGCAAAGCGCATTGCATCGTCAGGGTTGAACTCATATATGCTCATGCGTCACTCCATCCTTCCGTGTCGATTTCATCATCCTCTTCTAAGTCACAAAAGGGGTCTTTTTTCTTTAGTGTTTCATTAGTGTATTCTTTAGTGTTTGTTTGTGCCTTGTCTGTGGCCTTGTCTGTGGCCTTGTCTGTGGCCTTGTCTGTGGCCTTGTTGGTGTCCGATTTTGGTTTTTTGTCGGACTGATAAACCCCGTAGTTTTCAACGATTATTAGGGTTTTTTTGGTGTCCGATTTTGTGGCCAGCATCGCGTCCTGTTCTAAGGTGCGCAGGAAGCGCGAAACCGTGTCGCGCCCCCAACCCCACCTTTTCGCTAACTTCCTGATGCTTGTTATGAACGTCCCGCGCTTAACAATTGTCAGGTTTCCGTCAAAAAGAACCTTTTTATCCTCATGGTTTGCCGTCATAATGATGTCAATCCATGCCCTCAGTTTTTCGGCGTCCTGCCATATCCAATGGTTTTGAATATCGCGGTATAGCTTCACATAACCCCTGTCTGCGCTCACATTAAGCTTTCAACCCTCTCTTTCATATCCCTGTACAAGATTTCTTTAATCAGCCGACCGGAAACATCGGATTTGCAAAAGATAACGCTCAGGTCATAGCGTGCCATCCATGCCGTCAACGATGCCAAAAAAGCATTTGTTGACAATGCGCTCCTGTAGCGGTGAAACATGATCCCCTCAAATGATCCGTTCTCAACAAGCAGATAAACCTTCGCGCGGTTATCCTTTGCCCGTTCAAGCTCGCGCTGAAAACGTTCACGCCCACGCCCGAAACAGCCTGCTAATTCGTCTAATGACATTTTGCGCTCGATAACGCATATCGGCCTGATCCGGTCGGAAGTGTCATAAAGCCATTCACCGCTCTGCAGGCGGACATTCGCGCAGTAGTCGCCGTAATCAAGTGTTGCCTTGCTATACGGGACGCCAAAAGCGTTATAGCGTTCTTTTGCCTTTGGCGTCCGCTGTTCCCGATTGTCGACAATGATTTCAAGCGACTGCATAATCTCAGCCGCGCCGAATAAATCAATCGAATGGGATGTCGTCATCTGTAGCACCTGCCGGAACGTTTATAAAGCTATCAGCGCTCGCCGTCTGTTTCTGCACAAGCTTGTCATTCGGCATATTGTTTACGGCTTTCCCGTTCCTGACGTCTTCCGCTAAACACGTCCAACGCAGGCGGGTGTGGTTGTAAATCTGCCCCTTGTATTCGGACTGCTCAATGAACATCTTGCCGCCGAAAAGCTTGCCCTTCAGCGTTGCGGGGTCTCCGGCAAAGACAAAGCCGTTGTTGCTGTCTTCAAGGTCAGCAAAGAACGTGTTCCAGTTGTCGAATATATACTGCGCTGATCCGTCCGTCGGTACTGTCAGGCGATAGATTGCATCGTTAGGCCATTTCTTGTCTTCCGACGTGCTGCGCTCGTACTGTTCCATGTAAAAGCCTTTGTATTCACCCTCTGCGATGTCAAAAGCAATGGCAAGGTGCGATCCCCCATTGTTTTTATTCGGGGTTTCCTTTGCGTTCATGATCTTGACCACATAGGCGTTTTTGGGTAACTGCTCGAATGTTTTTTTGCGTTTTGATTTGTCGTAAGTTGGTAATACCATTTATTTTATTTCCTCCCATTCTTTGAATAATCTTTCGAATATCTTTATCACTGCTTCTGCCGCTCCGGCACATTTTAGATGAAATATCATTTCTCCCTTTGAAGCGTTTGACGGAAAATCAGCATCTCTTGCGATGTCTTCGGCAAAGTCGCCAGCCGGATTGTCTTTGCCTGTATAAATCGCAATGACATAATCCCTGAATGAAGCCCTTGCTTTCACTCCGTCAAGAAAGCCTTTGCCGTAACCATGCCCCCATTGTTGACGGCTCATATTAGAATTCCTCCAGCGCCTTGATAACCGTCATGATGTCATTGTCACATTCATCCCGATCGAACGCACCAAGCGGCACTTTACACGTTGACCCGTCCGCACTCAGGATGAATTTATATTTGCCGTCCTGTCTGACCGCCCAAATCACGGTTGTCATTTTGGACTCAAGAACCAGTTTTTCCAGCTTGCGCCCGTTGGTCTTAATACGTGTCCTGACTATGCCGTTCTCGTCACTGATCGTTTCGGAATGGCAGATGATAATGATTGTCAGGTTATCCCGCATCTCAAGCGCAAGATTGATTAAGTTCCAGCCGTTCTGCGCAAGGTCTGACCAGGCTGACCGCTTGTCGCCGCTCTGCATGGCAAGTATGCGCATTTCTTCAGCAACCATCATTCCGTTCAGTGTGTCGATAACGACATAGCGGATATGTTTAAACTGATCCTGTTCGTTAATCTTCCGCAGGATACCGGCAACAATTGTAAAGCTGTCGGATTTGTAATAATTCTTCTTATCGGTTGAATACTGCTGACGCCATCCGCGCCAATTTAACCCCTTGCCGTCACAGTCACAATAAAACGTCTGTTCAGGCGGCAGATTGCGCATGGCGGTTGTCTTTCCACTGCCCGATTCGCCCATTACGCCGATTACTTTAGCCATTCATCATCACTTCCTTTCACCACGGTATCGGTATCTCGAATTGTCTCAGCCACCCCATGATGCAATCAGGGCAGATGTCTTCATTCTCGATTTCGTACATCTTGCTTTCCTGTATCGGCTGCCCGCACACGTCGCAAACAGGGCGGCTTTCAAGCCATCGTTCAGCGGCGCGCAAGTGGTCGTTCATCCTGTAATCGTCCATTATGCCGCCTTTCTGATCGTTGCAACCAGCATCCGCAAATACGCCTCGCCCTTTGTACCGTCGCCGTCGTTGATCATCGCGTCGTTGTAGTAACTTAAAAAAAGCTTTGTGAATGCCCGCGTATACTGCTTGCCATTGAAAAACCTTGAAACGTGCGTGTAAATGTAATCTTTCTCCAGTGATACAGAAGCATAATATGTAATATCACCGTTGTATGTGTTCAACTCGTGCGCCATGTCGATCATTCTGTGCGCCCTTGCCAATAATTCATCCATCTGCTATAATCCTTTCTGAAAGTTCTGAGTCCTTTCAATGCTGAGACGTCCGCTTATTTGCCAGACAGCGCGGGCGTCTCTCTTTTTGTCAAATACTTCCGAATGGTCTGTTCTGACAGCCCCATCTCGTCCGCAATCTTCGCCGGTTTCCATCCGGCGTCGGCAAGTGCATAAATCTTGCCTGTGTCAACGCCTGACGCGCTGATTGAACCGTTGCCGTCCGTGATGCTGATGATGTAGCGGCTCTGCGAATGCTTGCGCGCATCCTCAAGCATTTCGGCAAGCGTGACGGCTTCTCTGACCGTGTCAAACTCAAACGTAATCGCGTTTGAAGCGCTCAGCGACAGCTTCCACAAGGTCGATCACCTCCCATGCTCCAAAAGTGCATAACAGCGTCATGACGGCGCTGTAAACGACCGCTTCAAGCAGATGTTCGAACGGAAGCATTGCCGCCGTGATACCGGCGACCGTTCCGCCGATCAGTAAGCTAATCGCCAACTCTTCGAGACATTTCGCCCTAAATTCGGAATTCTGCATTGTATCCCCCTCTCTTTGCGACCTCTGCTATTCGCCGCAATTCTTCAGCCCTGAACGTCCCCGGGCATTTCATCCTCGCCGTCAGCGTGGTGGGCGTCAGGCCGATTCTTTTCGCTAAATCGGCCTGATTGATTTCGAGTGCATAGACGACTGATCCGATTGTTGACCTGATACCCATGTCTAAGTCGTCTATGTATGGAGTGACTATTTTCGGCACTTTAATCACCCCTTTGCACCGTCAATGAAGCTTTCAAGAATGCGGTTTACAAGTTCATTCAGACTTATGCCGCCATGCTCAGCAATTTTCTTTAATTCCTTTTTGGTTGACGGCTTAATGAGAAGCTGCATCCTCTCGCTTTTGTACTCCTCAATAAGTCTGTATCGTCCGCTTTTGATTAACTCGTTAATATTCGTCATTTTCCTATCTCCTCATTCGTCACCCGAACAATTTACCGTCTGATCTTCGTCAATGTCTTCAAGTGCCCCGTGCGACGCGGTTGAACGCTCAGATTTTGAAGATACGCCCGTCCTGATACTTACCAAGCGGGCGGGCATGATATATTCTTTTGAAACAATCACGCCGTTGCACTTGTTCACGCCGGTACAGGTGAATTCATCTGGGTTAATCATACAAAGCTTGTCAAATTTCCGTATCCACTTCGGATATGACGTGTAAACCATTGCCACTTTGCTGTCTGCCGTGATATTGATCACCAATTCCTGTTCAGCAAGTGAAAGTCCCATATCACGCCCCCTTATTCGCGAAATAATCAATCGTTACCCCGAAAAAGTCAGCGATTTTCGCGAGCGCGATAACGGAAAGCGCGGCGTTCGGGTTTGTCTCCGCTCTACGCCCCCAATCGTAAATAGTTGTAGGCGGAATGCCAGTTGCTTTTGAGACGTCCGCGTCTCTGACGTGTTTTTCGTCTCTCAGCTTTTCATACAATTTGTACAATTTTTCACCTCCTGATTTTGATTGTATAATTACGGCTTTCCGTGTTATAATCGTAAGTGCCACCAAACGAAATAACACAGAAAGGCCGTTTTGCTGTGGAAAATACGTTTTTACGTATCCCCAACGACTATATTACACGTAATTACGTATTTTTGCAAGCGAAATACGTAATTTTTATGTCAAAATCGTATGATATTTTTTCGCAACTGATGGATGGAAAGAAAGTCAGAATGAAAGACGTTGCACGAGCGACGGGCGTAGCTTATACCAGCTTGACGGACTGGAAATCCGGACGGTCACAGCCAAAAATCGACAAAATACAAAAGCTTGCTGATTATTTCGGCGTAACAGCCGATTACATCTTGACCGGCAACCGCTCACACGCGCAAATCAGCCCCGATTTACGGTTTATTGCGGATGCATGGCAAGTACTCGATGAGAATGACAGAAATGAAATTTTAGCCCTGATACGCATCAAATACGATAAGTACAGGGCAAAAGAAAAGCGTGCATAAAAAGGATAAAATGACATGAAAGCAAAGAAACTACCATCAGGCCGTTGGCGCTGTCAAATCTATCTCGGTAAAGACGAGAGCGGCAAAGTCATCCGCGAAAGCGTCACGGCAGACACGCGCAAGGCCGCCGAATTTGCCGCCAATTTGCGCTTAAACGAGTATCAAGGCATAAATGACCGCCTGACCGTGAAAGACGCCGTAAAAAGCTATATACGGCTTAAGAAAAGCGTGCTGTCTCCGTCCACGATAAGAAGCTATGAGTCACTGGCAAACAATCACTTTTCCGTCATCGGCAAAATGGATCTGACGCGTCTGACATCGGCAGATATTCAACGAGAAATCAATCACATAGCCGCTTCAGGCGTCAGTGCTAAAACCGTCAAAAATATCAATGGCTTACTGACGGCAACCCTGAAAACATACCGCCCTGGTTTCGCCGCGTCCGTCCGCCTGCCGGAACGGAAGACAAAAGAGCCGAACATTCCGACTGACCATGACGTCAAGCAGTTATTGTCTGCGCTCCACGGGCATTATCTCGAATTGGCTGTCATGCTCGCGGCATTCGGCCCGATGCGGCGCGGTGAAATCTGCGCTTTGAGGATGGAAAACATTGACGGTCGCGTTGTCCACGTCTGCGAAAACATGGTGCAGAACTCAGATAATGAATGGATTATCAAAACGCCAAAAACAGCCGCCGGAAACCGATTTATCGAGTATCCAGACTTCGTGGCGGACTTGTGGCAAGGCAAAAAGGGAAAGTTATTTGATGTGACGCCGAACAAATTGACAAAAGACTTCAGGGCGTTTCTGATCGACAACGGCTTGCCTGTCTTCCGCTTTCATGATCTGCGACATTACTCCGCAAGCATCCAACACGCGCTCGGCGTGCCTGATGCGTATATCATCCAGCGCGGCGGCTGGCAGACGGACGCGACCTTGAAAGCGGTTTACAGACACGCTTTGAAAGACAAGCAAAAAGAAATGACCGAGAAAGTAAACGCCTACTTTTCCGGCATGACTGCACACGATAATGCACACGGAAAAGAAAAAAGCCCTGAAAGTCAAGGCTTTTAGATGCCGGCAGTGGGACTTGAACACAAACAGCGGCAGAACGGATTTTCGCCGTAAATACGCGATTTTCCCGTATCTATGCAGATATTCGACTTTGAAAAATGGAATAAAACACAAAGAATTTTAATCAAAATATCGTTATTTTTGCTTACCAGTGCACACGAAAATGCACACAAAAAACGGGCGACCCGCAGGCCGCCCAAAAAATAAGAAAGGAGTAAAATGATGAAAAAGAAACAGGTTACTTACTATATCTCAAGCAAAGCGTCTGCCCAAAGTAATAATAGCCGCTGATTGCGATCTCGCCGCCCTGATCGCCCTGCTTGCCATGCTCCGGCTCTCCGCTGTTCGCGTTGCCGCGCGCTCCGGCAAGCTTGCCGTCACCGACAGAAATTTCGGTGTGCGATCCGGGTTTAACCAGAACATCACCGATCAGCACGCCCTCGCCCGTGTGCAGGTTGACCTTTTTGGTCGCGTCCTTGAAGCCGTGTTTGGTAAAGATGCGCCTCATGTCTTTGGTGTAGACGTCGCCGCACGAACAGCCTAAATCCACGCCTGATTTGATGTAGCAATCCGCAACAAAAGACGAACACGCATAATCAGGATTGCCGCCGCGCTTGCCTTTGGTATTATTGTACCCGTGGAAAGCATCGTTTACAATAGCCTTCGCATTTGCGGCGGCCTGTCTCGCTTTTGTGCGCTGTGGCGGGATGTACTCAAGTGATACGCGCTTGCTCCACATATAGCCGCGCAGGCCGTCCATAAATTCGATCTGATACCATTTATTGCCCGCGGCGGATTTCGTCTCGCGCAGAATTTTGACCTTGTCGCCCTTAATCAGCGGGCTGAATCTCATCTGCCGGTACTGCGCGCCCGCCTTTTTGCGGACTGCCGCGCCGTCCTTGTTGACATATCCGTATCTTTCAGCCGTATAAATCACCTCTCCGTCTGCATTGTAAACAGTTGCCACGTTGCGGTCAGCCTCCGCTTTGGCGTTGTTGAGAACGTGAAAGCTGTTTAGTGTCTTCCCATTTTTTCTGACGAAATAACAGTCGATCTGTGTGTCGGGCTGGTAGCGCGGGCGGGCGTATCCCCTGATTCGTCCGTCCCCGATGGTCAGATACCGCCGTTTGACGCTGTCGCTGTAATTGCCCTCGATCGTGATGATCTGCTTGCCCTCAACTGTCTCAACAATGCCGATGTGATCGGCGTAGCCCGTGTTTGGCTGCGTGCCGTCGTCCCAGTTGTAGCAGATGATGTCACCGGTCTTTGGTGTAATCGTGCCGTCTTCAAGCCAAATGCCGATGCGCTGGAAGATTTTGACATGCTCTTCCACGCCGCACTCAATACCGCCTATCAGGTCGACACAGTTATTGAGTATGAAAAGCGCTGACACGAAAACATCGCACCAACTGTCTGAATACTGCACGCGATACCCGCGCGGATAGCCGTGTTTGCTTGCATAGTCGTTGTAGAGGTCGATAAACAACCGATGACTTGCGGCAGCCTCATTCCGCCCGATGAACCCGCGCGCCGTGTCCACTATCTGTTTAGCCGTTGCCGTCGCTGTCACCCCCTTCGGGCAATTCTGCGATCTCTGCCGTGTTGTTGGAAAGAAAGCGCTTGACCGCCGTCCAAATGCGCCCGACCGGAAGCCCTGACAGGCTCATATTCTTCAGCACGCTGACGGCTTCATACACGATATATATGACCGCGAAAAACTCCATGATGCCGATTGTTTCGCCTGGCATGTATCCACGGATGCCGTCAGGAATGAAACCTATCAGGTTAAAATGCACGATATCGTCAAGGTAAACAAGGCAGACAAGTGATATCATCATGCCCGCCTTGCGGATCATGCCGTTGATACCGACGCATGAATTAAACTGCTTTTCTTTGATCGCCCGCAACGTTCCGAAAATGACATCCATGACAACCAGCACAATCAGCGCTCGAAAAAGCTTTGACTGCCCCGCCGCTATGATGACGGGATTGACAATTTCATTCATTTTTGCAGCTTCCTTCCGTCAAAAAGGGCCGCACATGGCGGCCCTGGTGTATAGGTTATTCTGTTTTAAAGTCTGCTTTAAAATCAATATCTATAGAAGATATTACTCCTGATTCTTCCGATTTTTTCTGTGGCGGTTTCTGAAAGTGTACCATTTGAGCCTATTCCATACTCACCATTTGCCCCAGTCATTGAGTAAGCGTTACCAGCCCAAACAGGGAAAGTATCACCAACTGCTGCATCTGTAAGAGCAATGCCCATTATGTTGTGATGATTTTCATTTGCAGCCGCCACGGTGAGAGCATCTGTTACCCACTGTCCTTTTGTAACCGCCGCCACTGCCTGACAGTAGATTTTCTCATTTGTATTCACATTATTCCACGGGATATTTGTAGTTAATGTATCGGCAGCATTATCCAGTGTCACAGCAAAGTTTTTGTTGTTACCCCCGATAATCTGCCATCCAAACAATGTTTCATCGTTAAGTCTTGCACCGACCTTTGTGACAAGAGCAGGACATCCGATAGGAACAGTAAAACCATCCATTTCACAAATCCATAAACCACGTGTAGCCGCTCCGCTATTTCCTGCCATCAGTAGCTGAACATATGCATTTACTGATTTACAGTTTTTAAAAATTAAATGGAAGTTGCCCTCTTCTACGCTGTTAGAATTAGAATGACAAACTACAGCACCATCTTCAAACGTGCAATTATTGTAAACAATTTTAGTGCCATTGTACTGCGCACCTGCACCGATGATTGTCGGATTTGTTTTGCTCTTCCAAGCAAAATTCTGTACTGGTTCGCCATAAACCTTTTTACAATACAGATTTTCGTTGTAAACAGCACCTGTGTTAATGAACGCATAGTCGTTATGGATACAATAACCTGTGCCACTAATAATTGTCATGTTTGATAATTTGCTGGGGTATGATCTCTGATCAAACACCGGCAGAGTTGATGTGCCAAGAGCATTTTCACTTGTTACAATTGTCGTTTTCCAATCATATCCGTGAGTATGCGTATACGCCGGGCAGATAAGGTTATATTCCTCATAAATTCCCGGTTCAAGGATTATTTCATATTGATTAATAAATGAGCTATCAGTTATAGCCGCATATGCCGCCGCTATCGTTGTGTAGTCACCGTTCCCGTTGGGGTCAACGTGTATTACGTGTTTAATAGCGTCCTGATCTTCATAGTTTCCATACTGAAGTTCTGTCGTTAAGTTGTTAATCTGTTTCTGTGTGTCTGTTAAAAATGGATTTATAGCTATTTTTTTAAATGTATAGCCAGCATTTGTCTTACTTCCTGCCGACATTAAGGATGTAATAATAGCTATTTGTACCCGCCCATAAGTGCTATTAAAGATCATTACAGGCTGCTCAACTGGTGCGTCTGCCGTTAATATAGTAAATGAATCATAATTTTCCCAAGCGTTATTCCTATAGCACTGCAAAGCAATGTGCATATAGAAACCGCTCATTTTGTAGTATATGTTATTAAGTCTCACACGTCCAATTGTTTCTGGCTGAAAATTATCTCCCGGAACTGATAACAACCTTATTGCAACAATGCCCCGGCAAAATGTGTCTACATTAACATCAAAAGGCGAATCTATTGTGTTAAACACTTCGTAAGCTGTATTTTCAAATTCGCCAAGTGATTTTGAAAGTGAAACGGGGTCATCACTTTTTACACATATTGCATTATATACTGTATTCCCATCCGTTGCGTTGGTGAGTTGATACAAAACTTCGACATTTGTATATGCAAGTGCAGTAGTGTATGTGTGCGCGTTTCCGTCCGTTAAATCTATTAAAGTGCGCTCTCCTGAGTATTGCCCAACAAGATTGGCGCTTACTACGTTGCTATCAACGGATAATGCCTGTGCGAAAATCTTAACGCCTGCCGGAACAGAATCAGCAATGGGAATGTGAACATAAACGCTGCCAGCAGCCGGGTGTGCTGAATAAATGAAATTACCTAAATCATCCTTTAAAGCAGTAACTTCGTCAGCCAGAATGACCGCCTGCGCATCTGATCCGACCCATGCACCCGCTGCATGTGCCGCCGTAAAAGTATAAAGCGTCCCCTGATACAAAACCATATCGCCGGCAGAATAAGCCTTTGTTGCGTCAAATACCTGCGCCACGTTGGCAATATCACCGTCTGCCCCGTTGGCGACTTCGAAAGTCGTTGTCGTGCCGTCAGTAAATGTTATGGTGTACATGTCAACCAGTCCAGACGTGCCTGTCTTTACAATGCTGGCAATGCCGTTGCCTGTGTCGCCCTTTACGCCCTGTTCGCCCTGCGGGCCCGTTGCTCCCGTGTCACCTTTTGGGATGCCAAAAGTAAGCACGCCGTCCGCATAACTCGCTGTCGCTTCAGTGCCCTCGGAAAGTGTCGTTGCAACCGCTGTCAGGTTCTCGAGCTGTTCAACCACGATGCCAGCGCGTCCAAGTGCTTCCGTAAATTCTGCCTCAGTTCCTTCATATCCGCCCGCCACGGCGTAAGCATAAGCCGTGACAACGCCCAAATCTTTAACTATTGCCATTATGCCGCCTCCACAAATAAATGACCGTTGGATAAATAAAAGTCAACGTTTGTGTTTTCCGTCCTTGTCAATATCAAATGCCCGTTTTCGTCGATCTCGAAAAACATATAACCGGCCTGACCTGCCGCCTGTTCGGCGCGATCTGCCGCGTCTTCCGCCTGCTCTGCTGTTGCGATGACGTCCGCGCGCACCTCGTCAAAGTATGCAATCAGCTGTTCGTATACTTCCGGCGTTGGCTCGTGTTCATTATCAGCTTCGCAGTAACCGCTTGCGTTTACGTAGAAGCTGACCATGTTGGACGTGATCCGCTGACCGGCGAAACAGGATACATAGACATAACCGGGATTGACCAGCACTTCCCACGGCACAACGCACTGCCCGTCAACTATCATCTGTTTGACGCAAGCGCCCGAACCTTTGAAGATGGCGAATGGCTGTTCCGTCCAGTCATCTGTAAAGATGAATGACGCCGTCAGATGGTCGATATTGTCGGACGCGGGTGACGGGTCTGCTGTTTTTGTGATCGTGAAGCGATTGATTGTAAATTCAAGCATAGCCGCCCTCCATTAGACGAATTTGACCGCCGTCCATCTGCAATTTACCTGTGTAGCCACGCCGTGCTTTTTGAAACTTAATGTTTCGGTCTGTGACAAGCTTACAAGCGCGGTGATATACTGCCCTGCATTTTTCGCCTCTGGTTCATATCCGCTGACATATGCTATCTCATCCGTTCCATCTTGTACGCTTGCCGCGAAGTTCCCGCCGCCTGACGGCAAAGCAAAAAGCATTTGTGCCGTGAAAAGATATAATCCAGGTTGCAACGTGACAATGTCAACCCAGCCACTCCCGGCGTTCACCGCTTCACCGTTCATGCCCTGTGGCGGTTTCGGCGTAAATGCCCACCATGTTACGGTTCCGTCTGTCACCGTTGTGGATGGGCTCACGTTTGAAAATACCGGCTCAACCGCCGCCGTTGTGCCGCCCGTGTTACATAACAGCATCACTCCTGCGGGCGCTGACGGACAGGTCACGACATCGCCCGCAGCGTAAGCCGTGTTTCTTTTTATCAGCGTGTTACTGATTGCCCTCGGCGCTGCAATTGTCAGCGCGTCAACGCCTGACGGTGTAGCGGTGAACCGCGCTATCTCCATATCATAAACGCCGTTACCGTATACATAAGTAGGTACAGCGCCCGCGATAACCTCAAGCGGCGTCTGCGCGTTCGTGGTGTCCAAATGCAGATACAGCGCGCCCGCAATCGTGCCGGATGACGGCAGAGAAACGGGCACATCCATAGCGGTTATTTGAAACTGGTAGCCTGCAATCATGCCGTAGCACTCGGTTAAATGTATCAAATTACTGCCGGAAAGCGTCACGGCGGGCGTTGTCGTAAAGCCTGTCATCCCCTTGCGCGCTTCGGCGTCATACTCAGGTAAGATGTTCTGACCTGAAAAAGTAAGTAATGTAACTGCCATAATGCCCCCTTATCTCAATCGACACATGATCATGCCGCGATAATACCGTCCGCTGACCGCCGCCGCGACCTGGCATTGAAAACGCGCCCTTGTGCCGGTCGTCGATACACACGCAATACATGTTCCCGGAGTGTCATAAAAAGGCCCGCCGCCGCTGATATATGCAAAGCCTTTACTGCTACCATAGACGCCGTTATTCGCCCCGACCGCTGATAAATCAACCTCGAATACATCCGTCCATGTGTACGCGTTTGATACGGTGAATGAGCCGATATCAAAACCTACAATAAGCGTATTGCCTATCCTCTGCACGGATACCTCACCCGATGCGCCTGACAGCGTGATCGTGCCGGTTGAGTATCCGACGGCGTCTTTTGTAACTGCGTTAATAGCCGTCGCCTTGATCTGCTTGATCTCAGGCGATGACATAATGACATTACTGACGCTTGACGCAATCTTTTTCGTCAGGTCGACGCGCACGATGCCAAACGTCAGCTTGACCGTCTCGGTGATCTCGCGCCCCGTCAGCATGGTCGTATAGCTTTTGCCGTCTGCTATGATGGTGCAAAGCTGCCCAAACTGCAGAGAAAGCGGAGTGACAAGTGTATCATCTTTGGTGACGGTCAATTCGATTAAATCTCTGTATTCGGACTGCCCGAAAGTTTCAGCCGCCACGTCTGCCGCCATCTGCGCAAATGTCTTTCCGTCTTCCTCTGCGGCTGTCGCCTTGACCTCAAGCACAACGGGCGTGATCCTGTCCGCATCCGTGCCGTCATATGTGCCGTCCGTGTGCAGGTAGTAAGTGACTGCTTGCGTATAGCCGTTACTGTCGTACACGATCAGCTTATTGACGGCGTTTTCGCTTGTCGTCTCAGTCACGGACTTTGTAAGCACGTTCGGCAAGTCGGCTTCTATGGTCTTTCCGCCGGATACCGTGCCGACCTCAAGCGTGACCGTTTTGTTGTGAAAATCGAATGTCGGGCGGAGTGTCACCTGATACTTCTCGCACGCGCGGCTGATGATGCTGTCATAAAGATTTATGATTGCGCGGTGCTGTCCTTCCTCGGTGCTGGTGATGTGGAATCCCCACCCCGCCGTGCTGGACGTGGTCGCAACCGTCAATCCTGGTATCGCCTGTTCGGCGTCCGTGTTGTTCACGAAAAGGTCGTCAATGGTCAGCTTGAGAAACGCTTCAAGGCTTGTGCCGCTTCCCTGATAATCCGTGTCGAAAAGAAATTCGATGGAAAACAGAGAAATGAACGGCTTGACAGAAACATCCATCAGCCGTTCACCTTTTGTAATCTCACTGATAACACCGACGTAATCATCAAAGCGGATATAATCCCCCTTGTGCGCGTCAGCGTTTAACATCGTGGCTGTGAATTCTTCCGGCGCTAAGTAATCTTCGATGATGTCGGGGCGTTCGATCTGCTGATGCGATATATAGTTGAAATTCCTGTCGAAAATCTCCACATTATACGCTTGCATAACTCAACCGCCCCTCTATCATGATTTGCGTTTCCGTCTCAACCGTAATGACGTTCAAGCCATGCCGTAAGATGATGAAACGCTCCGTTGAAAAGTCGGAAGAACCATAGTAGTCAGTGACAAATTCATTGTTTAAGCGCTCCGTCTCGATCCTGTACGGTGTCACGGTCGCATCAATAACAAGCTTCATGTCTGCCGGAACGGATGCATTGACCGCCCCCGTTGCAATCACTTCGCCGTTGACGATATGCCGCCATGTTGGATTTGTGACTGGCCCGAATATTGTCAATTTGGCGGGGCTGTCCTCGTAGCTGTCCGACTGGATTCTGACAACGCCGCTTTGCTCTCCGTAAGTGTACGGGTACGTATAATCATATATCTTGCCGTTGGTGACTTCGCCGTCATTTATGGCGGTTGCGATGCGATACCATAAGCCGAGCGCCGTCAATTCAAACGTGATAACGCGATCATCTGACGTCAAAAGTTCGCCGCGCTCAACTGTCGACATAACCACATCACGATAATAAACGCCGTTTGAGTTGGTATACCGCAATGTCAGCGGCGCGTTATCCGTAAAGCGGACAAGCGCATAATAATCCGTGTAGGCGGTCAGCGGCTTAAACCGCATCGACCCGCCGATCTTGCCCTGCGCATAACGGTTGTCAAGTGGGATAAAACGATTGCCCGCTTGTATATACTCAGTGGCGCGCTCGTATCCCATCCCCGAAACGTCAAAAGCATGACGGCGGGCAAGTACAATGTCAAGCGTGTCACCTGATGCGTTGATCAATGTAAACATCTTTTACCACCCCGTAATCATGCCTAATTTGCGATTGATACCAGGTGCAAGCGCTCCAACAAGTTTGTCAGAGTCAAGCACCACGTCACGATTCGCAAGTTCAGGGAAGTAATAACCGAGCAACTGTAGAATCGCGTCCAGCTTATCGCTGGAAGTTGACGCCGTGACCGTGCCGGATGCGCTAAAGCTTGCCGCGCTTGACAGGTCGCTCGTCATCCGCTTAGTGTCGGATATCATGTCATCGACGGGCAAATTCTTTTCCCATCCTTCCTTGATACCCAACGCCATGTTAGCGCCTACCTCATCAGCAAATACCTTTGACGGGGACGCAATGCCTAATATGCCCTTAATGCCTGACAGCGCCCGCGCGCCTAAACTTTTAACCGACTCAACCAGTGATCCGGCAAGTGAAGAAATGCCGCTCTTGATGCCGTTGACAACTGCCCAGCCGACCGACGCCCAGTTAATCGACTTGAAGCCGCTCATTGCGGATGTGCCGATTGTTTTTAGCAATGTCGGTATGCCCGTAAATAACGCGCGAATGCCGGATTTAATCAGGTTAATCACGGCTCGGCCTACTGACGCCCAATTGATTGACTTAAACAGATTCATCGCGCTTGTGCCGATACTCTTTAACAGTGTAGGCAAAGCGGTAAACAACGCCTGAATTCCTGACCTGATCAGTGTTATCACCGTGCGACCAACGCCAATCCAGTTAATCGATCGAAACAGATTAAGCGCCGCCGTGCCGATGCTCTTAAGAATTGTCGGCAGTGCGTTAAATAGCGCTTTTAATCCGTTGCCGATAAAGGTTATGGCCTGCGTACCGAGGCTGACCCAATTCATCGCCTGCCACATTGCAAGCATCGCGTCAAAAATGCGCGGCAGATTTGAAACAAGTGTTGGTATAGCGTTTATAATGCCGTTTGCAAGCTGTCCTAACAGCTCAATGCCCGCCTGAAACAGTTTAGGCGCGTTGTCGTTAATGATACCTGCCATGTTCTCCATGACAACCGGCACGGTTTCAATAAACGCCGGTATGCCCGTAATCAGGCCGGTTGCGATATTTTTGATCATGTCAATGCCTGCGTCGACAAGCTGGCCCGCCGCGCCTCTGACATTTTCCCAAAAAGTCGAAACCATGTTTAGCGCCGCCGGAATGAGTGACGGAAGCGCCGCCCCGATGCTCTGACCAAATCTGCGTATCATAGACGCGGCGGCGGATGCCATAGACGGAATAGCGCTTGTAAATCCTGAAAACGCCTGCCCGATGATCTCCGGAACGCCTTTTAAAATGTTTCCAATCATCGGCAAGAAGTTACCAGTAAGAAATGTGCGTGTGTTGCCTAACAGCTCCGCTAATGGTTTTCGAATATCTTTACCAAGTGACAGATTGGCAAGCAGATTTTGGGCAGACGCTTTCATCGCACCAAGCGACCCCGTAAACGTTCCGCTGGCTTCCTCTGCCGCAACGCCTGTCAGTCCCAAATCTTCCTGTATGACATGGATTGCATCATAGACGTCGCCCAGGTTGCTGATATCATACTCAACGCCGGAAAGCTTTTGCGCGTCCGCAAGTAGGCGCTGCATTTCTTCCTTCGTGCCGCCATAACCTAATTTGAGGTTATCGAGCATGGTGTAATTAGATTTTGCGAAACCCTGATAGGCGTTTTGTATGTTTTCAATCGGCGTGCCCATCTTTGCGGCGTTGTCGGTCATGTCCATGATGGCAGTGTTCGCCGCTTCAACCGCTTTTGTGGTATCGCCGCCAAAAGCCTGTTTTAGGGATGCGCCAAAAGATACAGCCTGTTCAGCGTAATCATTCGCGGATATGCCCGCTTTTGCGGCTTCATAGGCGTAATTCTTTGCCGCGTCTGCCGCATCGCCGTAAATGGTTTCTAAGCCGCCAAATGACTGCTGCAGCGCGCCGCCCGCATCAATAGATGACTTTAGTACTTTGCCGACCGCCGCGCCAATACCCGCTTTTACAAGCATGCTCTTTATCTTAGATGCCATGCTTGCGCCCGCGCTTTTGCCCGCGACGTCAGCTTCGCCGCCTAACGCTTTGGTCAGCGATCCCGTTATGCCGTCGGCGGATGGTATGATCTGCACATATGCTTTTGCTATGTCTGACATCTTGCCACCGCCTTTCTGTATGCCTGCATAAATTCCTCTCCCGTATCAAACAGCGCTGTCTCAGCTTCCCCGCTGTCGGTCAGCGTTGCAAGTATGCTCTTCGGCCTGTTTGTCCCTTTTGCGCCGTCTTTGGTGTTCAGCCACCTGATCACGTTGACCTGATCGAGAATCGACGCTAAAAGCAAAGTGTTATATGGCACTTTTGCGCCCGATAATTTGATCATCACCCTGCTTTCAGGTGGTAAGCCTGTACACAAAACAGCGGCTGTCTTAACGGGCAAAGAGCGCCAATCAAAACAGCCGTAATATTGCGCAAAGTCGCAAACAAGCAAATCCTCATCGTCTTTAACGACACGAGAAAGGATTAAGAGTTTTTTCCAGCACTACCCGCGCTTGTGATAATGTCGTTCAACTCTTCCGCCATAGCGCGGAAGCCAACTCTGCCATTGTCTCCACGGACATAATCTTTTGCCCGCTTTTCACCCTCTTTGCCTAAAAGCATGGTAAAAGCGGCGGGCAAGTCAGCCGATTCGCCCTTGTCGAGTGCAAGCATAAGTTCTAAAAACTCATAATCGTCAAGCGCATCATCGCTGATCTCGTACTCGTGTTCTTTGCTTGTCTTTACGATCATTTTTCACCTCATGCGGAGATATACTCATAATGGGTGTTGCCCTGCGCGTCCGGCGCTCCCGATACTGTCGTTTCATATCCAACCGCGTCAGCGTCGGAATAGGTGATGTCGCCTACTTCCGTAACAGACGCATTCGGAATGACGATTCTCTTCACAACGCCGTTTCTAAGCACCATGTCGATAACCTCAATAAAGGTGTCCTGCACGTTGTTGTTGGCCTTGATCGTGATTCCCGTCTGCAGTGTGCCGGTCACGTTATCATCGCCGTACACAAGCTTCAGCACGTCAATATTGAGTGCCTCGATGAGCGTGTGCTGGAACGTATCCGGTTTTTCGGAAGATGTGGTCAATACCACACTGCCGCCCCATGCTCTGATCTCTTCAACGGTCGGTGAATTGCTGTTCACCACGCCGTCTTCCGACACAAAACCGAGACACTTAAAAGCGGCATCAAGCGCCGTTGTTGCATCTGTCGGTATGGTCGTTCCAAGCGGCGCAGTCCAGATAGCGCCGGTAACTTTAGGCTTTCCAGCCGTCACATTTGATACTGTATTAGCCATGCTTAACTCCTATAGTATGTGATTTCAAACACCGCCTGATAGCGGTATGATTTTGTTGTGGTATCTGTGAAATTGTAATCAGAATTCAAATTGACAGATGCGATGCTTTCAAGGTTCACAGCGTCCGTCATGACCTGCTTGACCTCTTCGTTGAGCATTGCCGCGCCGTAAAGCGAATCCGCATAGCTCTGTACGGCAAAAGTAGCGGCGTCAAGCTGATTTGTGCGCGATGATCCCGTCTTTTCAATCACAATTCGCGGCGTTTCGGTTGCGTACTGGTCAACAAAAACGGGTACATCCATTTCGGCTTTGAGATATTCTAAGATTATCTTTTCAATCATGCCGTCACCGCCCTAATGCTTTTAAAAGCGTGTTGTTTTTCATGTTGTCCCTGTAAGCCTTTGCCGTCACTGGCCTCACGGATGCATTTGCCCTGTTTTTGCCGTTCGGGTAGTCGCTTACTTCGTATCCGTCTCCGGCTCTGGCCGCCACACCTTCCGCCGCTTCATGACACGCCGCTAAAATCTCAGGGGATTTAAGCAGTTCACGCACGCCTTTTCTTTTGAGTATGACTTTAACGTTCTTCATAAGCCTCGCACCTGACTTTCATGTGCCACGGGCCCGGAATGTTGGCCTCAACGCCGGTCACCGGAAAGCCGAACGTCATGACGTGATGCGCCACCCCGTAAGCGTCAACCCATGATACATGTTTATCTTTCCAGTCATGCGTGTCGCCTTTGGGAATGCCGAGCATATAGCGTATCTGTTTTTGATACAGTGCCGTACTTGTTGCGATGTCATCCGTTGTCGGCTCTCCGACAAGCACGTTGTCGACTGTAACGGGCGTTTCCTCGTAAGTCGGTACGTTAAAACCGTCAACGCCCGTTTGCGTCTGTTCGTATAATGTCACCGTCAATCCGCGCATCTTGTCATATCCTCCAGTGGGCTGTGTGACCCGATTGCATTGCTGACGCCTAAAAGCCTTTTTTCAAGGCTTGAAATATAGACTTCGGCATTCGCGCCGCCCGTCCCCATTGTCCATGACTGCGAATAACCAAGGCCGGACATTGACCCTTGCGTTGCGCCCATCGGAAAACCCGAATCGCTCCCGTCGCCAAGTGCACGCATCACCATGCGGATTGATACAAGGTTTTTTCGTGCGGGCATGGCGTTCGGTGCAATGCCGTCAATGATGATCGCCGCATCCTCTAAGTATGCCGTGCCCGCCTGAATTTCTGCTTCCGTCAGCGTCCGCTTCAGCCTTGTTTGTACTTCCGTGATGCTTGCATACATGGTTATTTGCCCTCTGTCTTTTTTCTTCTCGTTGCGGGTTTTTTCTCAGGCTTTTTAACATCGGCGGGAACGTGTCCCGCCTTGATGTATTTATCCGCCTTGTCGTCCGCTACCCGCATTTCAGTGCCGGTGAAGCGATTGATCAGTCTCAAGCGTGCGCCCTGGTCAGTGCGTTGAAGTATTCAGTTTCGGCAACAAATCCGACCTCAATTTCAGCGCGAACAGCGAACATGTTCTGCTGGAAGAGGTTAATTGTGCCGCCCGTGTATGTCAGGGTTGCATCGGCGCTGTAGTCAACGCGTACGCCCTCGACAGTACCATACATTGCTTTGCTCCAGTCACCGGCAAAGCCTACAATGTCAGGCGTTGCGCTCTCACCGGATGTCCCGGCCTTGTATGCCGCGGATGTAAAGTAAGTCGGCGCGCCCAGGATGCGATTGACAGCACCCTCAGCCGCCGAATTGACAAACAGCGGGCGCTTGTCGCCGTCAACGGCAGAAAGCAGAATGCCGCGACCCTGCGGGCTGAAAACATAACCGTTGACCGTGCCGCCATCTTCGCTGATGTCGATGTCAGCCGCAACAAGTCCGTCATAAGCTGTCTTTCCGGCGGTGTCGAGTGCCTGCGCAGTGACGTTTGCAAAGTTGTCAAAGTTCGCAAGTGTTGTACCAGCTTCCGGCCCGAAAAAGACGGTGTTGTCAAATTTAGCCGCAAGCACGCCCGGCAGCCTTGCGATCAGTGCATCATACAGAGATGCGGCGTCACGTCTGAACTCGTCGGAAAACGGAACGATGACGGCAAGCTTGTGTGCCTGCATGATCTTTTTATCCAGTGTCGGATTGCTGACCGGCTTTGCGCCTGTCTCCGTCACCCATGCGGCCTCGGGATCACCCGCAATGACCGGAATCTGAACGCCGCGCCCCGGCAGTGCGATCTGACGGGCAAGCCGCATGATGGTTGATCCTTCCTGCGTTTTCTGTAAAATTTCCTGTGATACTTCATTCGGAAGCTGAATGTTGGTTCTGTTGGTCGGGATTCCCGTTCCTGTGATAGCCATGTGATTTACCTCTCGATCTGATTAAACCATTCGGCGAATTGCTGTCTGGTTGTCTTTTTGTTTACGTTGCCGACCTCGCCGCCGTCCTTAACCTTCGGGTAGCCGCTCGAATTTGAAAAATTCAAAATGCCCTGTGCCTGTGTTTTGCAGGTTTCCTCGTTGTCTCCCGTGATCAGGTCGACCGGCACGCCGGTTTCCTTCGAGACTTTCTCGCGCATCTCTCTCAGCGCGTTCGCGCTCTGTAATTCTTCAAGTTGGGACTTGTAATTATCCCGTTCGGTTGTCAGCGCCTCGATGCCTGCCGTCTGTGTCTTCAGCCTTTCCAGTTCAGCGGCCTGCGTGGCAACCTGTGATTTCAGCGTGTCCGCACTTCCTCTCGCGTTATTGATGTCGTTGCCGTTGATGCCCATCAGCGTGTCAATCTGACTCTGTGTCGCTTCAGGAAAAAGATTAGTGATGTCTTCGCGTTTCATTCGTCTCCTCTGCCCATACGCTTTTTACGTGGTCGCTTCACGCTGGGTTGTTAGTTTTACGACAAATTCCGGTCAAAAATATGTATGAAAAAAGACACGCTCATGCGTGCCTTTAAACATCTATCTCTTCAGCCTGTGAAGAATTAAGTTCTTTTCGCTTCTGATATGCCGCCCGCTTTTGGGCGTTTATCTTTTCTTTGTTTTTAGCGTAAGCCTCGCGCCTGATAGCGTTCAGCCTGTTGTTTGCTGTTGGCGCTTGCCCGTCAAGGTTTGCGCCGTAGTAAATGCGTTTGTATCTGTCAGGATCGTAACCACGCACACCGCCCTCGGGCGTAAACCTGATTGAATACATGCAGTCACAATTGCCGTGTATGTGTTCAGCGCTCCCGTCGGTTTTGTCCGCATCCTGCCAGCCACGCGATGCAAGCGCGATACAGTACGCGCAAGTGTCTCCGTAAGGTATCCATGCGAATTGTGCTTTGTCTCGTTTGGCGTTCTGCAACATGGTGTCCGCGCCTGCTTTTTTAACCAGGCGGCCGATTGCCGCGCCGATCTTTTCAAGGTTATGTGACTCACTCAAAACGCCGTTAATGCTTGCCGCCGTTGTCTGATATGTAGCAGTTGATGCGACTTGCGCCGCTTCTGTAAACTTTCCCGATAATTCAGCGATAACGTCATACATTTCGGCAGACAGCGCCGCCGTTCCTTCCCCGTACTTTGTCGCGATGCCATAGCAATAATCAATCAATGCGGTTGTGTCGGCAAAGCCGTTTTTCTGTACCCATTCGACAACGGCCTGCGCGGCTTTTTTGTCAAGCGCTGACAGCTTTTTCGTAAACGCCACCCAGTCAGCCGTTGAGATATACATTATTCAACCTCGCTTACAAGCGCTAATCCGCGGGCGCGCTGTTCCTGTGATTTAATGCGGCGGATGTCCGCCTTATCAAAGCCGATCATCTCAAGGAACGTGTCAGTTTCCGCGAAGCCCTGGCGCGCTGACGCTATCTTAATAGCCGCATCTGCCGTGACCGCAACGGACGGCATAGCTGGATTTTTGAAGTGCGCTATAACGTCTTTTTGCTGATCCGCCAGGCCGTCTATGGTGGTGTTGTTTGCCACGGCAAGCGCCATCAGCGCAATCGTGCGGAGCGCGTCACCGTTTGAGACATTCAAATCTTCCGCCATCCTGACAAGCGTCTGACTTTGGGCAAGTATCGCATCGCTTGACGTTGGGTTAGCATCATTTACAACGCCCGTGTCCGTCACGGTCAGGCCGGAAGCTGCAGAAAACTGGGTTGCAAGCAGTCTCAG